CGTCCGCCTGCTGCTGGAGGCGCTCGGCGTACGTGATGTGGACTCCATCATGGACTCCCTCACCGGGGACGCCGGCGAGTTCATCAGACCGGAAGGCGCAGGAGGAGGAGCCGGGCAAGCGGCAGTGGATGCGTTCCGCCGCGGCGAAGACCCAGCAGCGCTCCTCGCCGGCCGCAAGCAGACGCCGGGCCCCGCCGCTTCCGATGGCAGGGAAGAGGAGCTTGTCCCCGAGTCAGGCTGACTCTTTGCGGGGTCGGCCACCGCCCATACCTTGTCCGGGCCGGGTGTCCTCCCATGTGCGCCACTCGGCTTCGCGGTTTGGCAGCCATCCAGGGGTTCGCCCGGTCATGGCGTCCGGCTCGGGGCAGGGGTGCGTGTCCTTGTAGCGGCTGCGCCAGCGGGAGATCTGGGCGCCGGTGACATCGAACCATGCGCCGACGCCGTTGTAGTCCAGGTAGTGGATCATCGCCACATGCCCTGAATCGGCTGGTAGCTGGCGAGGCCGTCGTCCATGAGGGTGACGGCGTACACGCTGCTTCCGGCGGTCTCGATGGCCTCAGGTGTAGCGGGTGTCGGCTGGGGGATGGGCGCGGGAGTGGTGGCAGGGGCTTCGGTTTGGCTGATGAGTCCGCGAATCCAGTCCCAGTGCTCGTTGTCGTAGCTGCTCATCGCCGACCTCCATAACCTCGGGTTGATATGAGTCAACGTTAGCGCGCCCCAAGGACATTGGGAATAGTCGAGTCAAAGTTTCTGGGGTGAGCATGCCCATCACCCCCGAAACCCTGAAACTCGTCGAACGGATGCGCCAGTCAGTCGGCCACATCGTCGACGAGACGGCACGCTCCCTCACCGCGGCCTGGGTGCGGGCCTGGGACGAGATCCTGGTCGAGGTCGTCGCCGCCATCGGCGAACTCCTTCAGGCGGGCGGCGACCGCTGGCCCACCCGCAGGCAGATCGAACGCACCGCCCGAGCGGTGAACGCGCTCGACCTGATCGGCCGCACCCTGCACGATCTCGCCGACACCGCCCGCGCCGAAACCCTCGAAGCGGTGACGCAGGCGGCCAGGATCGGCCTGGAAGGGCAGAACGAACTCGTCGCCTCCCAGCTCCCGTACGGCTCCACCAGAGCCCAGATGGCCCGCCACAAGCGGCAACTGCCGGACACCATCGACGCGATCGTCCGCCGCACCGCCGAACAGATCAACGCCACCCACTGGCCCCTCGCCGACGAAGCCACCGAAGCGATGAAACGCGAACTCGTGCGCGGCGTCGTCGTCGGCGACAACCCGCGCCAGTCCGCGGCCCGCATGCTGCGCAACCTCGAAGGCGAGTTCAACGGCGGTCTCGCCCGTGCCCTCAACCTGGCCCGCACCGAGACGTTGGACGCCCACCGCGAAGCCGCCCAGGTAGGCCAGGAGGACCACGAGGACGTCCTGGACGGCTGGGTGTGGATGTGCGAAACCAACAAAAGCCGCGGCAGAACCTGCCCTAGCTGCTGGGCGTTGCACGGCAAACTCTTCCCGCTAGACACCCCCGGCCCCATCGACCACCAGTCCGGCCGCTGCAGCCGAGCACCCAAAACGAAGTCGTGGGCCGACCTCGGATTCGAAGGCATCGACGAACCCGACGACGCCATCCCCGACGCCCGCGCCATCTTCAACGACCTCCCGCAGGACGAGCGGATCGCCATCATGGGCAAGCGCCGTCTCGAACTGCTCGACTCCGGCGCCATCGACTGGGACGACCTGTCGCAACTCCGCACCACCCCCGAGTGGCGCGACTCGTACGGGGTCCGGCCAGTGAAGGACCTGGAGCGGATCGCGGCAGGTGACGAACCACACCCGGACCTGCCCATGCCGGAACCGGACCGGGGGCTGGAGCGACCGGCTGGCCGGCCTGAACCCGAGCAGCCCGACATCCTGCCGGACGAACCACCCGAACCGGAGCCGGAGCCGGTGACGACCTGGCCGGAACCCGAGCCCGAACCAGACCCGCGGGCGGTGCCCGAACAGGCGCAGCCCTACCACCGCACCCTGGACGGCATCGAGAACCTCGCCGCCCTCGTCGAAAGCGGCCCACCCGCCCAGCAGCGCCCGCTCGGCGGCGGAGAAGTCGCCGAAGTCGAACTCCTCACATGGGAGGACGGCCAGCAGGTTGTCCGCAAGACCGTACGCGAGACATCGAGCGGCACACAGGAGGCGGCAAGCGAACAACTCGCCAGCCTCGTAGCCCGCACGCTCGGCCTTCCAGCCCCCGCCGTGTACCGCAACGCCGACGATGCCATCTACATGGAGCACGTCGCCGGCCGCACAGCACAGGAGATCATCGGCTGGGGCGGCGACATCACCCCCGCGTTGCAGGCGGTTATCGACAGCGACGACGGGCTGATGCTGGGTCTACTCGACCTGCTGATCTTCAACTGGGACCGCAACGCCGGCAACTGGATGATCGACCACCGGGGACGGCTCGTGCCGATCGACCACGGCGTGGCCTGGCAGGAGATGCCGGACGACCCCATCGAAGACATGATCGGCTACATGACGTCCGCGTTCGCAGACCGGGCAGGCGGGGAAACCAACCCGTTCACCGAAGCCGACATCGCCGAAGTGCGGGAACGCCTCGAACGGCTACGCCCACACTTCGACCATGTGGGGCGCGGAGACTGGCTCGACTACGGGATGCGGGTCCTCGACCTGCTCGCCGCACGAGCCACCGGTGACCGCAACATCATCTTCGGGATACGGTGACGCCGTGGCAGTCGTGGTGAACATCGTCAGCGTCCTGGATGGGCGCCTCGTCTCCCGCGTCACCCTGGCCGACGACGGCACCATCACCTACCAGGGTGACGCCGCACACTCCGCCGTACGGCGCTGGCTGCTGGCCAACCGAGGCCGCAGCGAAGCCGACGCCATCAAGGCGCTCGCCCGCGACGGCTGGTCCAACGGCTACCTGATGGTCGACCGCGACAGCAAGTGACACCACGGCTCCGTCAGGAGCCCGCGTTCCGCTTCTGCCGAATGGCCAGCATCGGCTCCGGCACCTCCGCGCGTATGACTGGGATGCCGTACGCCGCCGTCACACCCTCAAGCGTGGATGACGGCAGGACCCACACGAGGTCACCGTCGTCGACATGCAATCGGGCAGCCTCTTCGAGGCGCTGCTTGAGGACCAGTAGCGGCGCCAGGTCCGCGAACTGACCGAAGTCATCGAGTGGGCTCGTCACTGACCCATTGTCGCGCTTCTCGGCTGTCCCGTTCGCGCCCTTCCGGCTGCTGGCCGGATGCGCCTTTCAAGCTGGCTGGCTGCCAGTGCTGGGCGGGGCACTCGCCAGCCCGCAGCGGCGGGACGGCCGAGCACTCATCTGGGAGGACTCCATGTCCGTGTCCGAACTGCTGACCATCGTCGCCGCCCTCTGCCTGCTCGGCGCAGCCGTGTACGCCGCCGTCCACAAGGGGTGGATAGCCGCGCTCGTCTGCCTCGCTGGGGCGCTGCTCGTCTTCGCCGGCTTCCTGCCCGGCATCACCTGACCGGGAGGTCAACCATGCCCGACCAGCAGGCGCTCACTGAGCGCGTGCCGCTCGCTGAGGCTGCCGGAGGGCAGGCGCCGAAGGGGCGCCGCTTCCGAGCCCGCATCATCGCCGGAGACGTCCAAGGCAGTTCCGGGTTCTACCCGGCGACGATGCTGAAGCGCGACGCCGCCGTGTTCAGGGAGGGCCTGCCGGTCTTCCTCGACCATCCCGGCGTAACCGAGTCGTACGACCGCCCTGAACGCTCGGTGAGGGACCTGGCCGGAAAGCTGGCCAGCACCGCCGTCTACGAAGGCGACGGCCTGTACGCCGACGTCGAGGTGTACGAACACTGGGCGCCCGTCATCGAGGCCATGGCCGGCGACATCGGCATGAGCATCAGAGCCGCCGGCACCGTCGAGCCGTCCCAGCAGGAGAACATCCGCGGACCCATCGTCACCGCGCTAACCGAGGCCGCGAGCGTCGATTTCGTGACCGCCGCCGGAGCTGGAGGAAAGATCGTGGCCCTGCTGGAATCGGCGCGAGCCGAGAGCGACCTGCTGAGGAAGGCGGTCGAAGCGAAGGCCCCGCCGTTCAAGAAGAAGGACGCCGACGACAAGGCGGACGACGAAGACAAGTCCGCCCCGGACGTCAAGCCCGACGACGACGAGGACGACGACAAGCCGCCGTTCCTCAAGGGCAAGGTCAAGGAGGCCCGCAACGTCGGCCACTGGCTGGAGTCCCGCGTCCACCTGGCCTTCACCGAGATGTGCGACGAGATGTTCGGCGACGGCCGCCTCACCCGAGACGAGCGCATCGCTCTTTCGAACGCCATAGGCGAAGGCTTGACGGCCTTCAACTCGGTCGTCGCCGAGAAGGTGCCGGGCCTGTACGAGCGCGACCTGTGGGACGACCCGCCGCCTCAGCAGCCTGCCGAGGTCGTCGAGATCGCCGCCCCGGATGACGAGCCGGATACCCGAACCGCCGCGCCCGCTGAGGCTGCGGACCCCAAGAACGAGCCGGGCAGCTCGCCCGCCGACAACACCGACAAGGAGGGCGAGATGCCCGAACTGACCGAGGCGCAGGCGCGCGAGCTCGAAGAGGCTCGCACCGTCGCCGAGAACGACAAGGCCGCGGCCCTGGCCGAGGCCGAGACCGCCAGGCGGGAGGCGGCCGAGTCCGCGCTGAAGCTCGCCAGGTTCACCGCCCTGGAGGCGGGCCGCCCGATCGCCACGCAGGTGCTCGCCGAGTCCAGCCTGCCGCCGGCCGCGCAGGCGAAGATCCTCGCCACGGTCACCTCCGAGAGCGTCCCGCTGACCGCGGAGAACCTGCTCGACGAGGCGGCTCTGAAGGCGTCTGTCGAGGAGTCCGCGAAGACCGAAGCCGCCTACCTGGCGTCCCTCGCTGAGGCGGACGGCGCCGGTACTCCTCGCCTGCTGGGCGAGTCCACCACGGCCACCCCGTCTGCTCCGAGCCGCGAGACCGTGACGGCGCTGGAGGAGACGTACCGCTCGCGAGGGCTCAGCCCCGAGGCCGCCAAGCTCGCCGCGGCCGGCCGCCCGTAACCGGAAGGACCTTCAAATCATGGCAACCAACATCGTGTTCGAGGGCGGCGACCAGCTCCGCGTCAACGTGTCCGGCGTCACAGGCTCCGGCGCTTCCGGCGTCATCAAGGCCGGAGACCCGGGCGTGCTCGTGGACGTGCCGTTCGTGGCGCTGACCGACGAGGACGCGGACGGCTACGCGACCGTGAAGTGCAACGGCGTCGCCGATCTGCTCGTGGACGCCGAGGGCGGCAACGTCGTCCCGGGCACCATTCTCTACTTCGACGCCGCCGACGCCAACAAGATCAACGATGCGTCGTCCGGTAACAAGCGGTTCGGCTACTCGCTCGGCAGCGTCACCTCCGGCGCGACCGGAACCATCCCCGTGAAGATCGGCTACTAGGAGCCTCTCCATGACCACTCTTTTCTCTGCGGCCGTGGAGCGGATCGACTCCAACGCCGCCAGCCTCCGCGAGTCGTTCGGCGGCCAGCGCAAGGTTTCCACCGGCGTGCCGCGCCGCGACCCGCGATGGGAGCAGGCGCTGCTCGAAGCCGAAGCGTTCGTGCAGGACATCCGGTACGGCCGCCGCCCGATCCACCACTTCGCTGAGGCGATGTCCACTTCGGACTTCCCGCTGCTGTTCGCCGACTCCCTGGACCGGCAGCTGTACGGCGCCTACGAGGCGACGGTGCCGACGTGGATGAACTACGCCCGAGCCGCGACGGTGAACGACTTCCGCGAGGTGAAGCGGTTCGCCACCTCGGGTGTGCGCGGCCTTCTGTCGAAGGTCGGCGAACTCGCCGAGCACGAGCGGCGCGGCATGGACGAGGCCGAGTACGCCTACTCGGTGTCCAAGTATGAGGCGGGGTTCGCTCTCTCCTGGGAGAGCATGATCAACGATGACCTCAACGCGTTCATGCGGCTGCCGCAGGACCTTGCCGACTCCGCCCGTGACTCCGAAGAGGAGTTCGTCACCCGTCTCTTCTGCGGCGCGTCCGGCCCGATCACCAGCATCTACACCGGCTCGAACCTGCTCACCGCAGCCCTGGACCGCGACGCCCTGCAGTCGGCGATCACCGCTCTGATGAAGCGGACCGACGACAACGGCAACCCGATCGTCGTCAAGGCGGTCGAGTTGGTCGTCGGCCCGGGTCTGGCGCTGCACGCGGCCGAGATCATCGAGACGACCGAGTACCGGACGGTGGACTCGAACGGAAACGTGCGGATCATCTCCGGTAACGGCGTGTCCGCTAACCTCCGGATCAGCGTCAACTACTGGATCCCGTCCGTCGCTACCACGGCGAACGCGGACACCTCGTGGTGGCTGTTCGCCAACCCGAACGGCCCGCGCCCCGCCATGGAGTTCGGCCGGCTCAGGGGCTTCGAGGCTCCCGCCCTGTACGAGAAGATCCCGGACATGCGCCGGATCGGCGGCGGCGAGGAGCCGTTCTCCTTCGACACCGAGGCGCAGGAGAAGAAGATCAAGCACGTGTACGGCGGCAGCTTCGTGGACAGCCGCATGAGCATCGCTTCCACGGGCGCCGTGTGACGTCGCCGGAGCTTCCCCGGCCGGTCACCACGGACCACAAGCTCCTCGTGGCGCTGGCCGTCCGGCTGGACGCACAAAACGAGTTGCTGGGACGCATCCTCGACCGCCTCCCCGAACCGCCCACCGAGGTCGCCGGGGATGCGGTCGAGCTGCGTGAACCCGCACCACCGAAGGTGGAACCGGAGCCAGCCGCGAAGGCTGCTCCGGCCCGCCGCACCCGCAAGACCACTCCGAAGGGCTCGACGCCCAGCAAGGAGAACCCGTGATGGCGAACGCCGCCTACTACGGCACCAAGCCGACGTCGCCGTTGAGGGCGTCGGCCAGCCTCGACTTCGCGTCGATGGCAACACTCACCACCAACGAGCAGACCATCACCGTCACCGGCGCGGCGGTCGGCGATACGGTCGCACTCGCCCCGCCCGCCACCGTCAACGCTGGCCTCATCTGGTGCGGCCGAGTGTCGGCCGCGAACACGGTGACGATCCGCATGTACAACTCCACGAACGCCACGGTCGATCCGGCCGCTGCAACGTGGGGCGTCACCGTCTTCAAGGCGTAGACGGGTGGCGATCGACTACGCCACCGACGTCGGCAGAGTCCGCCTCCTCATCCCGGACACGGACGAGGACAACCTGCTGCTGATCGACCCGCAGATCGACGCCCTCCTGTCCATGGAGGGCTCGGTCAAGCTCGCCGCCGCCGCGGCGCTGGACATCATCGCCTCCTCCGAAGCGCTCGTGTCCAAGGTGATCCGTACGCAGGACCTGCAGACAGACGGGGCCAAGGTCGCCACCGAACTGCGCGCCCGAGCAGCCGGGCTACGGCAACAGGTGGACGACGGCGTCGGCGACGACTCGGTTGGGTTCGACATCGCCGACTTCGACCGGTGGGCAGGCTACGCCGGATACCCGCCAGAGTGAGGTGAGCCGTGCCGCTGGCAGGTCACACCCCCATTCACGGCCGATGGTCGGAGCACCACCGGCCGACCGCGACCGGCACGCAGACCGGACGGTGCACCATCACCCGGCCCGGGGACGGCGAGGGGACGCTGGACGACGACGAGGTCTGGCATCCCGCCGAAACCGCCGTCGTCTACCGGGGGCCCTGCCGAGTCGCCCCTCAGTCCGCGGACTCCCGGTACGTCGTCTCCGGCGACCAGCGGGTCACCACCCGCGGCTACGAGATCGCCATCGAATGGGACGCCGCTGAAGTCCGCGAGTACGACAACATCCGCATCACCGCTGCCCGAGACCCGCGCCTCGCCGGCGTGGACCTGCGGGTGACGGACGTGCGGATGGCGTCGGAACAGTGGGAGCGCGTCCTCATCGCCGAACAGGACCTGACCGACCTGGAGGCGGGATGAGCAGTTGGGACACCTCCGACCTGGACGGCCTGATCAGAGACTTCAGCCAGGCCGCCCCGAAAACGGAGAAGCTCGCCAAGACCGTCGTCAAGAAGATCGGCTTCGACACGGTGACCAGAGCCCAGGCGACGGTGGCGGTCGACACCGGCAACCTGAAGAACAGCATCGGCGTCGACCCGGTCGACGACTGGATGGGTTTCGAGGCCGGGCCGACAGCGAACTACGGAGCCGACGTCGAGTACGGGACCGAGCCGCATGAGATCCGCCCCCGCGACGCGAAGGCGCTGCACTGGGTGGACTCCGAAGGCCAGGACATGTTCCGGCGCCGCGTCTGGCACCCCGGCACGGCGCCGCAACCGTACATGCGGCCCGCCTTCGACAAGTCGGTGGAGCCCATCGACAAGGTGATGGCACAGGTCGCGAAGAAGGCGATCACGTGACCATCCCCATCGCGCCGGCCGCGCCGCACACTGACGCTGTCGTGGCCGCCATCACGGCGATCCCGATGCTGGTCGGGCGCGGCCGGAAACCGGACGGCGCCGGCTGGCAAGGCAACCCTGGAACGTCGGCCTACGTCCGGTACGCGGTCGTGTACCCGTTCGGGCCGACACCGGACGGCAACGTGTCCGAGCCGCTGGAATACCTCGACTACAAGGCGCAGATCAACGTTTTCGGCGCCACCGAGACGCAGGCGGAGGACGCGGCCGACGACGTTCGTGCCGCGCTCATCGGCCGCCGTCTCGCTGTGGCGGGCCGTTCCACGTACCCGGTGCAAACCCCTGGCGGACCTCCCGCCCGCAGGGACGAGTCGGTGACGCCGCCCGTGTACCTGGCGGTCGTCGAGATCGAATTCCGCTCCCAGCCCTCCTGACTGACCACTTCCTGTAGCCCGCCACCTCACGGTGCCAGCGGGCTCTTTCGCATGCCCGAAAGGAGCCTGTAGTGGCTACCCGCACAGCTCAGGCGGTCACCGTCGCCGGTGTCACGCCCACCTACCACGCCGCAACGGCGACCACCGGAGACAAGGTCCTCGCCAACAGCCGGACGTTCATCCACGTCAAGAACGGCTCCGGCGGGTCGATCACCTGCACCATCTCCGGCGCCGGCCAGACCGCCTACCTGGTGGACAACCCGGACAAGGAGTACACGATCGGCACCGGAGCCGAGATGTGGATCCCCATGCTGCCCGAGTACGGCGACCCCGCAGACGGCCGGCTGGTCACGTTCATCTGCTCGTCGGTCACGTCGGTGACGTTCGCGGCGGTGCGCATCTGATGGCCGCCCGCAAGATCCGTGTCCGGTCCCGCATCAACGGCCAGACCGTCGAGGTCGCGCCTCAGGCGCTCCGGCACTTCCCCGACTACGAGCGGGTCGACGCCACCCCGGAGCCTGTCGAGGCCGCCACGCCTGGCGAGCCCGCCGCCCCCAAGCCCAGTACGAGCCGCACCACGGCGGCCAAGACCACCGACAAGGAGTGACCCATGGCTGCCGACCTTCTCGGTGATGGCAACGTCAAGGCGACGTTCTGCCTCACCATCGCCAACGTGTCCGCGCCTACAGCCGCCGAACTGAACGCGGGCGTGGACTTGCAGGAGTACATCACCAAGGACGGGCTCGGCATCTCGCCCGAGCAGGCTGCGGTCGACAACACCGCCCTGGCCAGCCGCGACGAGACGGAAGACGCCGGAACGGTCAAATACAGCATCGAGCTGACGGTCAAGCGCAAGGAGGTCGCGCTCGAAGATGTCGGCTGGGACACGCTTACGGACCGGCAGCTCGGCTACCTGGTGGTGCGCCGGAACATGGCACACGAGACGGCATACGCGGCGGGCCAGTCCGTCGAGGTCTACCCGGTGCGGTGTGGTCGCCCGAACATGCAGCCGCCCGAGCTGAACGCGGCCCAGCGGTTCGTGTCGAAACTGTTCAATCACACCACCGCTGACACCGACGCTCTGGTGGCCGCGTAGTGCGCAGCATCGACGACCTGCTCGGGCAGATCCGCCTGCCCGAGCGGGTGTTCCATCTGTGCACGCGGGCTGACTTGCAAGGCGAATGGGAGCAGGCCGAGAAGGACCTGGCCCGCGCTGAACTGCAGGTGCGCGACTCCCTGGCGGGCAACAAGAGCGAGGTGCGCGAACTAGCCTCCCTCGTGCAGCAGCTTGAGGCGGAGATGGCCGACTGCACGGTGCCGCTGAAGTTGCGGGCCGTCACCCACAAGCAGTGGATGGACCTGCTCGCCAAGCACCCCCCGCGCGAAGGCAACGACAGCGACGGCGCCTTCAACAGCGAGACATTCGGGCCTGGCCTGCTGGCGGCGTGCGCCGTCGACCCGGCGATGAGCGAAGACCAGGCGGGCAAGCTCGTGGACGGCCTGTCCACGGGCCAGTGGAACGACCTGTTCAACACGCTGTGGGGGCTGAACCGGTCCGGGGTTGACGTCCCAAAATCCAAGAGAGCCTCAGAAGCTCTCCAGAGCTCGCCGAAGAAGTAGCGCTCGCCGCCCAGTACGGGATACCCCGGTCGGTGCTGCTGGGCAGGCAGCGCCGCTCCGTCACCGTGTACGAGTACGAGGACGGGCTGCTGGTCCGTTCGGTCACCACGCACGACCCGGCATGGCTGGACGAGGACCTCGGGTATGCGAAAGGGCACCGCCGAAATGAGGCGGACCGTTGTCCCGGTTGCGGGCTTCCGCTGTCGGAGACGACCGACCCTGAGCATGAAGGCTCGTATGAGGCTCCACCCCCGATGAGGTGCCACGCCTGCACCCCGCTGGAGCATCGAAAAGGCGAGTACGCGGAATCGCCGCCGGGGCTGCTGTTCCGCGTCTACCTGAAGGTGAAGAAAGCAGTCGGCCGCTAGTCGAGGCCGGCGCACTCGATGATGTTCTGCGGCTCCTCCTCGATGCATTTCTGCATGAGCTGCTGCTGCTCCAGGTCGGATGTGGCGGATTCGGTGGCCCACATCCACATGAGGAACGCCACCGGCAGCGCCAGCATCGCGAGGACGAGTCCCGCCACGGCGAACTTCATGCCGCCGTGCCGCTTCGACGCCATCGCGATCACGGAGAGAACGCCGGCGACGACCGCGATGAACAGCCCGACGCCTCGCAGCGAGGTGAGGGCGACGAGTACGGCGACGATCCCGAGCACCAGAGCGGTGATCGCTAACCCCTGGCTGGGGTGCGGCGCCGCATGGCCGGCCGGGGTCGGCTCATACGACGGTGGCGGCTGCTGCGGGGCGTACCTCTGCCCGTACGGCTGAGGCGGCTGCTGTGGCGGCCCGTACGGGTGCGATTCGTGCGGCTGCTGGCCCTGCTGCCATGGCTGCATGCGTGGCTCCTGAGGAAGACGATGGGCGCGCGTAAGACGCGCCTGGAATCGATCCGGTTTGCACCGTGCCACGAGACGGCGCGGCAGGTCTCGATATCGGGCGACATTGGGCCCTGGGCGGAGGTGTTTCCGCCATCGCTGACAGATCCGTGAAAGTCAGGCTCGACCTCGACGTCAAGCCGTTCATCTCCTCCCTGTCCAAGGCAGAGGCGGCGGCGAAGGCGTTCAAGTCCAGCCTGCAGTCGCTCACAGGCAAGCAGATCGGCGTCGACCTGGACGCCGCTTCTGCGCTATCGCAGATGGCGGCGCTCCGCATGGAGCTCGACCGGCTGAGCGACACCGCCGACATCGACGTGCGCGCCGACACGCTGGCCGCACTCACCCAACTGCAGGCGCTGCAGCACGAGGTCGACAAGCTCAACGAGCCGATCGAGCCGCACGTCAACGTCGACCCGGCCAAGCAGGCGCTCGCCGACCTGCGGGACCGCATGGCCGAACTGTCCGGCCGCACGATCGGCGTCGACCTGGACGCCGGCGCCGCGAAGGCCGAGATCGCCGCGATCGAGCGCGAACTGCAGAAGCTCAACACCTCCTCGACCGACATCGACGTCCGCGTGGACACGACCAAGGCGCTCGCGGACGTGCGAGCCCTGGAGTCGTCGCTCACGTCGGTGTCCAACCGGTCGGCCCGCATCAAGGTCGACGCCGACGTGGGCGGGGCGCTCGCTTCCATCGGCCTGGTCGCAGCCGCCCTGGCGTCCCTTCCTGCGGTGACGAGCGTCGCTGTCGGCGTGGGCGCCCTTGGTGGGGCGTTCGCCGCTGCGGGTGCTGGCGCTGCAGGTTTCGCCGCGGTCGCTGTCCCGAGCTTGGGCCGGATCAACGAGGCGCTGCAGCAGCAGGCGACCGCTGCCGGAGGTGCTGGCGGGGCGACGAAGAGCGCCGGCCAGTCCGCCGCTGAGGCCGCGTCGAAGGCCCTCCAGTTGGAGCAGGCCGAGCGCCGTGTCGCGGACAGCCAGAAGACCGTCAAGCAGGCCCAAGAGGACCTCACCAGGGCGAGGCGCGACGCGAAGCGGGCGCTTGAGGATTACGCGCTGTCCGCCAAGGGTGCCGCGCTGGCCGAAGAGGACGCGGCCCTATCGATCGAAGAGGCCGAGAGGCGGCTGGCCGAGGTGCGGGCCAACCCGGAGTCTGACGATCTCGACATCCGGCGCGCCGAACTCAACCACCGGCAGGCCATACAGCGGCTGGACGAGCAGGAGGTCCGCACCAAGCGGCTGAAGGACGACAAGGCCGAAGCGGACAAGAAGGGCGTCGAAGGATCCGACCAGGTCCGGGACGCCCAGGAAAAACTGCTAAAGTCCCAGGCCGATCTCGCTGAGGCGCAGAAGCAGCTGCTGGTCACCCAGCTGCAGCAGAAGGCGGCCATGGATTCGGCTGGCGGCGCTGCGGGCGGGGCGGCCAGCGCGTTCGGGGAGCTGTCGAAGGCGGAGCGGGCGCTCGCCAAGGACATCAAGGCGTTCCAGGACGGCTACGTGGCCTGGCAGCGGAGCCTGCAGCCGGACGTGTTCCCGGTGATCCGCTCCGGCATGGACCTGCTCAACACCGGCATGAAACTGTCCACGCCGCTGATCAAGGCCAGTTCGGGCGCGTTCAAGACCCTCGTCGATGAGATGAACGAGGGCTTGCAGTCCGAGCAGTGGACGAGCTTCTTCGACGACCTGACCGAGCAGGCGCCGCGCGCCATCGACGGGCTCGGCACGTCGGCCGGGAACGTGGCGGGCGGGCTCGCCGGAGTGATCCAGGCGTTCCTGCCGTACACGGACGACCTGATGACGTTCCTGGAGAACGCCACTCAGGGATTCGAGGACTGGGGGCAGAACCTCAAGGGGTCGCCCGAGTTTGAGGCGTTCATCGACTATGTGAAGACGAACGGCCCCAAGGTCGGCGAACTGCTCGGCAACGTGGCCACCTTCGCAGGCAAGATCCTCGAAGTGGGCGGCGATCTTGGGCCGGGAGTGCTCGACTTCCTCGTCACCCTGTCCGACGAACTCGCGTCCATGAGCCCGGAGCAGGTCGAGGCGATTGCTAAGGGCGTCGGGCTGATCGTCGCAGCGGTGAAGCTCGGAGCCACCCTCAAGATCGGCGCGTTGGTGCTGCTGGCCGACGTTCTGGCCGACATGAGCCCTGGCCAGATCGAGGCGCTGGCGCTCGCCATCGGCGGCGTCATCGTTGCCGTCAAGGGCTACCAGGCGGTGTCTGGGGCGGTCGGATTCTTCCAAGGCTTGTCCGGGTCCATCGACAAGGCGGGTAAGAGCGCAGACGGCGCCGGCGGGAAGCTGGGCGGACTGACCGGGCTGTTCAAGGGCGGGGCGATCGTCGGCAGCGTGGCCGGTCTGGCTCTCGCTTTCGACAAGATCGGCGACAGTCTCGACGGGCTCAACCCTGACATCGCGGAACTGTCGAAGAACCTGTCCGCGTTCGGTAAGGGCGGGGAGCCCGCCAACGCCCTGCTGGACCAGCTCGACCCGAAGCTCCAGTCCGTCGTCGGGCGGTTCGAGGACTTCGGCGAGTCGGCGTCGCGTTTGGCGTCGGACAACCCGCTGGCGAAGATCTCCGACTCGGTGACCGGGTTCCTCGACGACTCGTTCGGCTTGCAGTTGGATGGCGGCCGTCAGGCGATCGACAATCTGGACAAGTCGCTGGCCACGATGGTGGGCAACGGCAACGGGCAGGCGGCGGCCGAGGCTTTCGGCCGGCTCGCCGATCGGGCTGTCGCTGCGGGCACTCCGGTGGACAAGCTCAAGGAACTGTTCCCGGAGTACGCGTCATCCCTGGATGGCGCGATCCCGCAGACGGGCGCCATGTCAGACGCCATGAGCCGGTTGAAGATCGAAGTCGATCCGACGGCTGTCGCCATGAAGGTGTTCAACGATGGGTTGGACACCTTCAACGCCAAGACCGACGTCGCGCAGCGGACATTGGAGTTGAAGGACGCCTTCACCCAGGCCAAGGACGCGATCAATGAGGCCGGCGGCAAGCTGGACTTTTCCAGCCAGATGACGGACAAGCAGAAGGAAGCCGTCATCCAGGCCCGCGATGAGTTCGGCGGCTACATCGAAAAGGTGCTGGCCGCGGCCAGGGCTGCTGGTGAGATGGCGGGGAAGAACGGCGAAGCGGCCCTCAAGAGCGACGAGGCCAGGGACGCTTTCATCCGGCAGCTTCCCCAACTGTTCGACCTGGCGGGCAAGTCGAAGGAGGCCCGCGACCGGATCTACGACATGGCGGCCGGGTTCGGCGTGAACCGGGACCAGGCCGACAAGGCGTCCACTGGCGTCAAGGGCGTCAAGGACGTCATCGCGGGGCTCAAGGGCAAGAAGGTCGACGTCGGCGTAGACACGAAGCAGGGCCACGAGGCCCTGGCCGCCCTGCAGAAGGCCATCTTCGAGATGGCGGCGGCCAACATCAAGCTCACCCTGAACGCCGTCATCAACAACAACAAGCGGGCTGGCGGGATCGTCGCCTACGAGGCCGGCGGCATCGAACGGTACGCGGAGGGTGGCGTGCGCTCCACGGCGCCGGCCATCGCTACGGGCCCGACGATTCTGTACGGCGAGGGCGCTGATCAAGAGGCGTTCATCCCGTACGAGACCCGGTATCGGGAGCGGGCCACAGCCCTGTTGGCGCAGGTCGCGAACGATTTCGGGCTGAGCCTCAGCAACCAGCAGGCCGCTCAAGGGCTCTCCGACCTGTCGGTGACGATCGACGAATCCGGCATGGTGATCGCGAACGGGTTGACGTCCGTCATGGGGTCGCTGGAGTCCACGATGGGGCAGGCGGGAACGCTGACGTCGTCGATCTCCAAGGTCGGGTCCAGCGCCGAGCAGCTCAACGCCGGATGGCTGGCCGGCTCGACGGTCATCGGCGACGCGGTCGGGCTGGTCAGCTCCACCACGGCATCGTCTACCACGCAGATGTCGGGCAGCATCGACGGGCTGACCTCGTCGGTCACCTCCCTCGGGGAGGCGATCTCCACCGCTGCTGTGGTGTCGGCGTCCATCTCGAAGCAGACGGCATCCAAGTCGTCGTCGGGTTCGGGCGGGTTCGTGTCGGCAGACTTGAAGAAGACCATGGGCGACAGCAGCAAGTCCAAGTCTGCTGGCGGTCTGATCGCAGGCGATACCGGCAATGGCGGGTTCGTCGCGACTGGCGACATGGTGTCGGTGGGGATGGCGTCCGCGCCGAACACGTCGCGGGTGTCGGCTCCTCAGCAGGCGTCCCCGTCGTCTTCGTCGCCGCCGGCCAGTTCTGGTCCGGTTGAGGGGACGTCGGGTGCGTGGGGCCGCGAAGGCATGGCCAACTCCGGGCCCGCTGTGGTGATCCAGAACCAGACCGTCTACCACGACGCTGACGCCGACAGGTTCGCTGCTCAGGCGGCGATGCGGGTACGCGGGCGCGGGCGATAACCGCCCTCCTTTCCATCTCTTTCGATCCAGGTAGGAGGGCGGTTTCCGCATGTCCGAGTTTGAGCCCGCAGTTCACGGCACGTACGGCAACTACCTGCGCAGCAAGAACCTTCAGGTCCGGCCTACGGGTTGGACGTGGGTCACCCGCAACCAGGTGGTGGAGGACTCGCCGGCGCGCAAGACCGTGCGTGACCAGTGCGGCCATGACGTGACCGAACGCACCGACGAACACGGCGGATACCACCGCGACGTGACGATCAACTTGAGGGGTTAAGCGGTGGCCATCACTCGTGACCTGCTGTTTGTGGACACGCAGATCAAGGCGCTCACCAACGCGATCGCGTTGGACCTGGGCGACACGACCGAGGACGCGTTCAAGCTCGCGCTGTTCCAGGACTCGGTCACTCCGGATGCCAGCCAGGAGAACCCGGCGTACGGGTCGTCGCCGTTCGGGTCGGGCGAGGTGTCCGGGGCCGGGTACACGGCGGGCGGGCTGGCGCTGGAGAACGTCGTGTTCGAGGAACTGCCTGGCACGCCCGGCTGGGTTCGGTGGGACTTCGACAACATCGCGTGGCCCGCGAGCACGATCACCGACGCGAAGGGCGGCCTGTTCTATGCGACGGGCCTCAGCAACCGGGCGGTCCTGTTCCGTTCGTTCATCCAGGAGTACTCCAGCCAGGACGGCACGTTCACCGTCAACATCCACACGGACGGCGTGATCAAGCTGAACGTCGTCGGCGCCCTCCTCTAACCCCCTGGTCCCGCTTCTGATCGTTTCTGCCCCGCCAGCGAGCGGGGCTTTGTCATGAAAGGGGCCGGATCATGGCCTTGTATTGGGCGTCGAACGCGGCAATGGCCACGACAGCGGCCCCCACCCCGGTCACCACGGGCACGTCGGTGAAGACGCTGCTGCAGATCGCTACCCCGTCAACCCGGTCGATCAAGGTGGTGGAGTGGGGGATCAGCTTCGACGGGGCCACCGCTGCGACGCCGATCAGGTGCGAGTTGCTCCAAACGGATGTGGCCGCGACGGTGACGGCGCACGTCGCGGCGGGCGTCCAGCCGTACAACGACCCGAACGCGCCCGCGTCGCTGATGACGCTGGGCACGTCAGCGACGGGCTACACGGCGTCGTCGGAAGGGACGATCACCGCGACCCGAACCGCTGACCTGCAACTGGTGGCCCCAACCACCTTGTATGTGCGGCAGTGGCCGCTGGGCCGCGAGTTCGGCGTCCCCATCTCGAAGTTCCTGCGGGTGCGGGTGACGGCGGCTGCCGCGGTGAACGCGTACTGCTACGTGGTGTGGGAGGAATGAGTGCCGGCCACGGTGCTGTCGGTGTCCTCCGCCACCGGGCAGTTAGCGTCGATCGCCTGTGACGCGCCCTCGGGCGTCACGGGCGGAACCCTGCTGCTCGCGTTCCACAGCGGAGACGCGGGCACGCTGGCGGGCTGGGGCACCCCGACAGGCGGCGCCACGTGGAGCTTGCTGACCAGCCGGACATGGTCCAGCGGCGAGCCCGGAACGAACGTGTGGTGGAAAGTCGCCGGCGGTAGCGAGCCGTCCTCGTACACGTTCGGCGCGAACTCGTCGGCGGACTCGGTCGTCGGCATCGCCGCCATCATCGGCGCCGCTACCACGACGCCCGTGTTCGCCTCCAGCGCCTCCGGAACCGAATCGGCGACCATCCCATCCCCGTCCGTCACCCCAACCGACGTGGACGACCTGGAGTTGCGGTGGGTCGCTTCGAACAGTTCGGGCGGGCAGAACATCACCTTCACGCCGCCCGCCGGCTTCACCGAGCGGATCGACGCGCAGAGCCGCACGTTCACGGCGGGCTCGCTGGCGACCCGTCAACTCGCGTCGGGTGGCGCCACCGGGATCCAGAACTTTACCGGCAGCCGCACATCGGTGATCCATATGGGCCTCACGGTCGCGGTCACGAAAAGCCTGTTCGTTCCCCGGGCGCCGTTCGTGCTGGGGCAGGCCGTGCAGCGCGCCTCCTATTACTGACGTTGAGGGGGGCGTGTGGCTCGTCTCGGGCGTTCTCAGCCGATCCCGGTCACTCACGTAGGCCGGAAAACCTTCCTGCGGGCAGACGCTGATCTTCCGGCGTTCGAGCTGGAGTGGGACTTCCCGACCATCAGGGCGATCACCCCAGCGGCGACGGTCCCGCTTCCGTCGTTCTCGCTCGGGTGGGAGTTCCCGCCGATCGGCTTTTCGGTCGGGTTGACGTCGTTCGCGCTCGCGTGGGAGTTCCCCGAGGTGAGCGCGGTCGTCCCGGTGAATCCGGGCGACGCGCTCACGGGGGATCCGGGGCAGGTCGAGTGGAACGGCACCCTGTGGGGGGCGGGCACCGGCTTCGTCGTCCAGTCGATCGACGGGTGGCGGTCACTGCCGCAGCTCGACAACCTCAACGTGGAGCGACCGTCCCGGCACGGCGCCTGGGCGGCGCGCAGGCTCGCCCAACAGCGGCTCGTCACCATCAGGCTGCAGCCGCAGTCGTTCTCCGACCCGACCTTGACAGACGACCTGCTCGCCCAGCTCGACGCGGTCACCGGCGTCCTCGAAGACGAAACCGAATGGCCGCTCGTCATCAAGGGCTACGGGGAGCCGCAGTTGGCGTTCGGCTCGATCGCCGACCGCGACATCCCCATGAACGACCTGTACTCGGTGGGGGCGCCCTCGGTGTCCCTGCTGATCGTCTGCTCTGATCCGCGCCGCTACAGCATCACCCAAACCGGCGTGGACCTGCCGCTGAACGCTGAAATCGAGCTGGCCAACGCCGGCAACGTCGCCACCCACCCCATCCTGCGGATCCCCGGCCCCGTCGAAGGGCCGACCATCACCAACCAGACGCTGGACCGCCTGTTGCAGTTCGACGTCGAAGTGGCCGAAGGGGAACGGCTGGTCATCGACACCAACGCCGGCACGGCGGTGATCGGCGAGGACTCGCAGATCCAGACACTCACCGGTTCGAGTGTCCCGTTGACGGAGTTCGTTCTGGGGCGCGGAACGAGCGTCTTGTCCTACACGGCACTGGAGGGCGGCAGCAGCCCCGTTGTGTGTCTATACCGTGACTCGTGGTTATGATCTTGAAAGGTGGCTTATGCGTCTCGGCCGGAAACGCCGCGTCGCCTCCTCGCGAGCTTCTGCGGGAGCCACCCGATGCTGAGTGGACTGCAAGCCCTGCTAAGCGCATCGGCAGGTATCGCCCCCAAGAAGCTGCAACCCCGCAAGTCGGTGTTCGCCGTCCAGTACAACCACGCTGACGCCTTGCGGTTAGCGGCGTACATGTACGCGCAGGATGGACCCGCCCTCGGTAGGAAACGGGCTCGCTTTGTGGAGGGCGCTCGCCTTCCGTGGTCGGGCTTCTTTCCTTCGTCCTGGCCATTAGCACTGGCTTCCTGACCAGCAGGTTTCCGGGCGGGGGTGACTGTGACCGTCACCGTCCGATCGTCCAGTGCCGCGAGCGCGGGCGGCGCCGCCATCACCGTCGCCAAACCGCCAGGTACGGCCCGCAACGATCACCTGTACGTGATCCACTTCAACGACGTATCGAACTCCGGCACCGCCCTGCCCGGGTTCACGACCCTGTCGACCGGGTCCGGCGCCGGGTACTACGTCCGGGTATCGCGGCGTATCGTCTCGGGCGAAGAAGATTCGTCGTTCACCTTCTTTCAGAACAGCCTGGCCTTCGGCACGGTGCACATCATCGCCGTGCAAGGCGCCGACCCCGAAATCGACCCGCGCGTCTCGATCTCCACCGGCGCTTTCTCCACCACCGCGCCCACCCCGAACGTCACCCCCGCCGGGGTTCCTCACCTGGAGATCCGCGCCGCCGTCATCCTGTCGGAGGGCGCCTCCTGGTCCGCCCCCGGCGGGTATGTGCTGCGCGGCACCGCGCAGCAGCCGGTCGGTTTCATCGCCTCGGCTGCCGCGTCTAAGGTCCGCAACGAGTCTGCGGCCTCCGGGTCCCAGTCGTTCACGTTCACGCCGGCGGACGTGACGCAGGACCTGGGCGTTTCGATCTCGGTCGCGTCGGCTCCGGCTCCGGTGCCGGACATCCCGACCTATCCGCCGTTCACGCCGGCGCGCGGCGAGGCGCTCTACCAGTACCGGGTCAGGCGTTTGCGGGACGGTCAGTTCCTCGGGTTCCTCGACCTGGCGAACGTGTCGTTCGACAAGCGGATCAACTCGCCGGGCACATTCTCGGCGTCGATCCCGGTGCCGAACAGGCGTGTCGCCGACCTGATCGCGGAGGTGATCCCGCGCGACTCCACGGTCCTGTCCGCGGGCCCTGGCGTGATCGTCGTGGACATCCTGCGCGGCGGAGACCTGTGGGGCGAGTACTGGATCACCTCCGCGAAACCGTCCAGGTCCCGGCGCGGCACACCCAGCATCGCGCTGCAGGGCACCACCCTGGACGGCTACCTGTCGGCCGTCGAAATCCAAGAGGGCCTCTTCTACGAGCAGGTCGACCAGATCGACATCTTGCGCGAGCTGGTCGCCCACATGCAGGCGCAGCAGTACGCCAACCTCGGCATCACCGTAGCCGCGGGCACGTCGGGCGTACTGCGGGACAGGACGTACGAGGACGACGGCGGCACCTACGGGCAGCGCATCCAAGAACTCGCGGACGTCAACAACGGCTTCGAATTCACGATCGACGTGTTCGTGTCCGGAGGGACGATCGCCCGGCAGATCCGCTGGGGGTATCCCACCCTCGCATCCGAGAGCGTCGAACACATTTTCGCGGACGGCTTCAACGGCGGCGACGTCGTGGAGTGGGCGGACGAGATCTCCGCCCTGCGGGGCGCCACCCGGTGGCGTGCACGCGGCGGTACTCCGCCGTCCGAGGATGCGTCGGTGACGGCCACTCCGCTGCTGTCGCAGGTGCATGAGGCGGAGGAGCACCTTCAGTGGTGGCCGCGCATCGACCGCACCCTGTCCTACAACGACGTCGTCGTGCAGGACACGCTGGAGGATTACGCCGCGTTCTGGGCGGCGACCGCGCCCGGCACTTTGCGGGTGGAGTCGTACACGGTCGTGCTCGGCGCGTCGCCTTCGCTGCACCCAAACAAGATCGGCGACTGGTGCCGGATCTTCCTGGACAACGAATGGCATCAGCCGCACTGGCGGGAGCGCCGCATCATCGGCATGCAGATCACCCCCGTGTCCAGGCAGTCCGGCAAAGAGGAGGCCAAATTGATCATGCAAGGCCTCGATGTCGGAGGTGTCCCGTGACGGAGAGCCGATTCGCGGACGATCTTTTCGAGCAGATCCGCCAACTGACCGCCCGCGTAGCGCTCCTCGAAGCGCAGCTCAAGCAGAGGCCGGCGCTCACGCAGGCGTCCCAGGGATGGCGGATGACGGAGATGTCCATCCCGTCCGTAGGCGACGGCGAGATCCATATCGGAGCCAACGACGGCGAGTTGTTCGTCACCACGTCATCCGGGACGAAGCGCCTCAACCAGGTGAACGTTCCGGTGACGAGACCTCAGTACCCGTCATCCTTCGACAGCCCCGCCACGATCGGCGGCACCCCGACCGCGCAGAACTACAACGACCTGCGAGCGGACGCGGCCATGTTGCAGGTGTGCCTGCGTGACGTGATCGACCAGGGCGACACGATCGGCCTCTGGAACCCCTGATCGTGGCCGCCCGCGGACCGGCTTCTCCGGGTGCTGCCGGAAAGCGTCGGTAGAGGGAACCGCGGGCGGTCCACCCCTGTACGTCCTGCCAAGCCCCGCCCGATCTCGGCGAGAGGGAACGCATGCGAAGACTTGTCCCGCTCGCGGAGCATCCGTTCGAGCTGCTGTTCGGCCTCGTCGCCGCACTGTCGGGATTGGCGTTGACGTTCGGCGCGGTGGGCCCGGCCAGCTTGAACGCTGTCCTTCCGCGGTCGGTGGTCTTGGCGTGGGGCGGCATCCAGCTTTTCGCCGGCGCGCTCATCATCGTCGGCATCATCATCCGCTACCTGCGTCCTGCGCAGCTCATCGTCGGGTTCCGGCTGGAGCGTGC